CAATTGAAGATCTAAAAGCAGAATTTGAAGCATTAATGTCAGACGATGACATGGACATGGGCGACGATGACATGGACATGGATGATGACGACATGGACATGGATGATGGCGACATGGATGATGATGACATGGATGACGATGACATGGACATGGATAATGACGAAGAGTCGAAAGAGTCTTTTGCTTATGAATCAAAAAAGATGAAGAAAGATGACAAAAAAGCTAAAAAAACTGCTGGCGAAGAAATGCGTGAATACGTAGAAAAAGTTGGCGGCGCACAGTACAACCAATACGGTAAAATGGGCGACAACGGCGCAAACACTAAAAGCGCAGTAGCAGGTAAAAATGATATGGGCGGAACCAGCCAAAACATTCTGCGTACTGATACTGAGCAAGGTGTTGAAGCTAACAAAGGAAAGCTAAAAGGCTCGTCACTTTCAAACCAATCTCCAAAAGACATGAGTACAAAAAATATTAATGTCCCAGGAGGTAAAGCTGGCAAGACTGCATTTAAAAAGTCTGAGCCAGGACATGGCGCCGAAAAGAAAGGTAAGCCAGACACTGCTGACAAGAGCGCAACTAGCACACTTAACAAAGTAAGCACTCGCGCAAAGTAAGGCAAGATTAAGGAAGTTTGAATGAGAAACTTACGAGAGCATTTGACATTCGACCAAGCTAGAATGGTTGTAGAAAACGCAAATGAAGGCAAAGACCTTTACATGAAAGGTATTTGTATTCAAGGAGGCGTTCGCAACGCTAATCAGCGAGTGTATCCTGTAAATGAAATTGGCAGGGCTGTCAAAACTCTCAATGATCAGATAAGCGGAGGATATAGTGTTCTCGGAGAAGTTGATCATCCAGAGGGACTTAATATTAACTTAGACCGTGTAAGTCATATGATTACAGAAATGTGGATGGATGATGCAAACGGTTACGGAAAGATGAAAATCCTACCAACACCGATGGGACAACTGGTTAGAACAATGCTGGAAAGCGGAGTGAAACTGGGTGTCTCATCGAGAGGTAGCGGAAATGTTTCAGAAGACGGTTCTAATACCGTTTCTGATTTTGAAATTATCACCGTGGACGTTGTGGCACAGCCCAGCGCCCCTGGTGCTTACCCAACACCAATTTATGAACATTTAATGAACACACGTGGAGGGTACAAGGCTTACGAAATGGCACAGGCAACAAAACATGATGACAAGGCACAAAAGTATCTAAAGGAATCGTTGATTAATATAATCAACAAACTCCAATAAACTAGGAGAAAAGTATGATAGATGCACTGAAGACACTCTTTGAAAATGATGTAGTTAACGAAGAGATCAGGGCTCAGATTGAAGAAGCTTGGGAAGCAAAGATTGCTGAAAACCGTCGTGCTGCAACTGCCGAACTACGTGAAGAATTTGCACAAAAGTACGAGCATGATAAGCAGACAATGGTAGAAGCAATTGATGAACTACTAAGTGAACGTTTAGCAGAAGAAATTCAAGAATTTTCTGAAGATCGCAAACAACTTGCAGAAGCAAAAGCAAAATATGCGGTAGCAATGCGTGAAAATGCAGATCTACTGAAAGGTTTTGTTGTAGAACAACTACAAAAAGAAATTTCAGAACTGCGTGCAGACAAACGAGTAATGGCCGAAAACTACGCCAAGCTCGAAGAGTTTGTAGTAGAAGCCCTATCAAACGAAATTGCAGAATTCTACGAAGATAAAAAAGATTTAGCTGAAACAAAAGTACGACTAGTACGTGAAGCTAAAACACACTTCGCTAAAGTCAAAAAAGACTTTATCGAAAGAAGTGCTGATTTAGTATCTGAAATGATCAGTAAGCAACTTAACAGTGAAATTACTGCACTCAAAGAAGATATTGACACAGCACGCAGAAACGACTTCGGTCGTAAAATATTTGAAGCATTTGCATCAGAGTATGGCACTAGTTATCTAAACGAAAAGTCAGAAACGGCAAAACTTCTGAAAGTTCTTAGTTCAAAAGACAAACAACTTTCAGAAGCAAAAGCATTTGCTGCAAAAGCTAAAAAACTTGCAGAAGCACAGGAATTAAAAAACAAAAAAATCCTTGCAGAAGCAAAGCGTGAAAAAATTCTAAATGATCTTGTTACTCCATTGGGTAAAGAGCAGAGAGAAATCATGACAGACTTACTGGAAAGTGTTCAAACCGATAGACTACAGTCTGCGTTTGACAAATATCTACCAGCGGTTATCGATGGTAAAAGTCCAGCGAAGCAAAAGGCAGTATTAGCAGAGGCAAAAGAAATAACAGGCAACCGTGAAATAAATTCACAAACTAACGTTAGTAGTAAAGCAGATGATGAGAATGTTGTAGAACTCCGTCGTCTAGCTGGATTAAATTAAGGAGATAATAATGTCAGAACTACTAGAAAGTCGCTGGCAGGACACGAAGACAGCACTTCTTGAAGGCCTACAAGGCAACAAAAAGTCAGTTATGGCAGCTACGCTAGAAAATACTCGCAAGTATCTAGCAGAAACTGCAACAGCTGGTGCTACTTCTGCCGGTAATGTCGCAACTCTAAACAGAGTTATTTTACCAGTTATTCGTCGTGTAATGCCAACAGTGATTGCAAACGAAATCGTAGGCGTTCAGCCGTTGACTGGTCCAGTGGGTCAGATCCATACTCTACGTGTTCGTTATTCGGACACCGCCGGTACTGGTATCGCTGGAGCAACAGCAGGTGAAGAGGCTCTTAGCCCATTCAAAATTGCTGAAGCATATTCAGGTCAGTCATACAACAATGGTCTTGTTGACACAGGTCGTGCTGCTCAAACTGCTAACCTAGAAGGTGAAGTAGGTAACAGACTTAGCATTCAGATCTTGAAGCAAACTGTTGAAGCTAAAACTCGTAAGCTCAGCGCACGCTGGACCTTCGAAGCTGCACAAGACGCACAGTCGCAGCATGGCATCGACATAGAAGCAGAAATCATGGCTGCTCTAGCTCAAGAAATCACTGCTGAAATCGACCAAGAAGTACTTCAATCACTTCGTGCGCTAGGTGGCACAGCAGTTGAAACTTACGACCAAGCAGGCGTAAGCGGTACTGCAACTTTCGTTGGTGATGAACATGCTGCTCTAGCAGTTCAAATCAACCGTGCATCAAACCTAATCGCACAGCGTACACGTCGTGGTGCTGGTAACTGGGCAGTTGTATCGCCATTCGCGCTTACAATTCTTCAGTCAGCAACTACTTCAGCGTTCGCTCGTACAACTGAAGGTACTTTTGAAGCACCAACTAACACTAAGATGGTTGGTACTCTAAACAATGCAATGCGTGTATATGTTGACACATATGCATCTGACAGCACAGCAGTTCTAATCGGTTATAAAGGTTCAGCAGAATCAGACGCAGCAGCGTTCTACTGCCCATATATCCCACTAATGAGCTCAGGTGTTGTACTTGATCCGTCAACATTCGAACCAGTAGTTAGCTTTATGACTCGTTACGGTTATGTTGAGCTAACAAACACTGCGTCATCACTTGGTAACGCAGCTGATTACTTGGCAACAGTTGACATCACAAGCGGTAACGTCAGCTTCAGCTGATATTTAATAAAATAAAAATTAATAGGCCCTTCGGGGCCTATTTTTATGAGCAGTGTTTTGATAAATATTATAGTCATAAACTGCGCCTCAATGAGGACTTATGCGGAATCAACCCACCGCGTATGACCTAGAACGTCTAGCAAAGGAGAAAACAAATGGGACGTCCACTTAATAAAAGATGGTTTGGTAGATTACCAGATGCAGATGATTCAAGATTTGCACCAAAAAATGATACATTTTATAATATTACAATTAGTGCCAAAGTAGGCGCAAACACCGAAACTGATGAAGCTTATATTCTTCGCCAGCGTAGCACTACAAAATTTTTGGTAAATGATGTAAAAACAGGCACCAATGATGACTTGGGTGATACCGGAGCTCAAGGTAATGTAGGAATTTGCAAACTGGTAGACAAAACACCAGGTACCCTAGCAGCTAATGAAATGATTATTGAAGGTATACTTTTTGATGAAGATAGTTCTACCACCACTATTAGAATTAAAAAGTTTTACAACAGAACTTGTAGAGATTTTTCAAACAATCGTTATACTTGGGAAATACAAGACGATTCAACCACTACTGTTTTAGTTTTAACTGCACTATAATTATGGGGAGCAATCCCCATAATTCATTCAGGATCTCAATATGTCTAAGTTTTTAAAAATACCCAATGGTGATTATAAAATTGAAGTACAACAAGGTGGTGTTATCACCTTAGATACAGGTCTCGAGCAGGGAACTGTTGTTGTAACGGGAGATCTTGAAGTTCGTGGAAATACTACTACTGTACAATCAGAAGATCTTGTTGTAAGAGATAATATTATTGTTGTTAATGATGGCGAAACTGGACCTGGAATAACTTTAGATATTGCTGGGATACAAGTAGATAGGGGAAGCGAACCGGATGCATTTTTCTTGTTCGATGAAGGCATTCAGTGGGCTGACCCTGCTACATCCACTACAAAAAATGGTGCATTTGTTATTAGAAATGGATCAGGAACTCTTGTTGGACTAAGAACAAACAGTATTTCAACAGGAGGTTCTGATTTATTTTTAATTAACAGCGGCAATGGTGTAGTTAGTGTAACAGGAACAAATAACTACGAAAATCAAGTTCAAGACGACGACGATATTCCTAACAAAAAATATGTAGACGATTCTATTGATACTGCATTTTCTACAGTTCTTTTACCACAGATTGGTGAAGGAACTATATCACCGACTAGAGTTGCAGTGAGGGATATAGAAGAATCTGCTGTTGCAGAAAGTCAAATAAATTTTGATATTGATAGTATCAATATAGGAAATTTTTATAGTGATAGATTTGAATTAGGTGACTTAAGAATTATAGGTACAACTATAGAAACACTGACATCAAATGAAGATCTAACATTAAGTGCTCCGGGAACTGGTGAAATAGTAATAGACGATACACTTAGGATAAACAGTGTACCCAGTGTTGATGATGCTACATTATTTCCTGCGGTTCCTGCAGACGGAGTAAAAATTTACATCGCAAATGAATCGACAGGTAATACAGGTATATATTTCGTTAATCAGAATCAAACAAGAGACGAAGTTATAAGTAGAAATAGAGCATTGATTTTTAGTATGATTTTTTAAGGAAAGAAAATGGCAATAGTAAATGCACAACTTACAACAACTGATTTAGAAATATTAACGGTCCCGGCAGAAAAAGTTTATGCTATTACTAATATTTTAGTATGTAATAACAGTTCGTCAAATACTGCAAGTTTTGACTTACACTTTTTAAGCGGACAACCGAAAAACAATGCAATTACACGGGTAATAAACAATTTGGAATTACCCGGAGGAGAAACATTTACATTTGATTCTGAAAGAATAATACTAGAAGCAGGTGATAAAATTGTATTCGTAGCAGAACCTGATATCGGTGCCAATCTAACAAATTTATCAGCTACTGTAAGTTATTTGGAAGTATAATATGAGATTAATCAAACGTCAAACTACAAATCTCAGAAATATTGTTGGGAAAGGTGTGCAGTATGACATCGATGATCAAGTCATTGTTGATAGTAATAATGTAATGCTTATCCCTAAAGGCACAACAGCACAGAGGCCCCAGTTTCCAAATAACGGACACATTAGATTTAATACTTCAACAGACGGCAACGGTGAAATTATAGGTTTTGAAACATATTATGACAGTAGCTGGAAACGTTTGAGATTTAAAGAGCCCAATCAGAATCCTGGAATTGTACAACAAAATTTAGGATCTGGAGATGATGTAGAAACTGTGTTTGGTCCCTTAGACAGCGGAGACAGTGATTTTCCAATTCCGTCTGCTGCACAAAATGTTTTAGTTTTTATTGAAAATGTTTTTCAAATATCTAATACCAACTATACACTCGAACAAAGTTCGAGCGGAAGCTTAACAGGTCCTAATTCTCCATATGCAGACGGCTGGTATTTAAAATTTTCTACACCTGTTCCTGTAGGAAAAGAGGTAACTGTTTTACATAACTTTGACAAATAAATACAATATCAAGGAGATATTGTATGTCAGAAATAGGTAGAATATCTGGACAGCTCTTAAAAGACAACCTTTTAAGAACATCAAATTTAAATTTCAAAAACACAGTAAGTGATACTGCTTTACTTCATCTAGAAGTTACAGACAGAAAAATAGGTATTAACACTGAAAGCCCGAATGATGTTCTTGAAATAAATGGTGCTGTGGCTAGCACGAATTTGATCTCTCCATATGCTAATATAGGTAATATCAGTTTACAATATATTACAAACAACGGTTCTAACATCGGAAATGAAATTGTCAGTAATAGCGGAGATCTAATTTTTCGTGCAGGTGATAGAATTAATGTAAGTCATCTCGAAACAGATGACATAACTATCAATGAAAATACTATTTCTACACACACTCCTGACACTAATTTAGAATTGAGACCTAGTTCGGGTATACTTGATATAAAATCTAACACAAACATCACCGGATCTTTATACAGTACCGGTAATATAACTTTTAACGCTGCATTAACATTGGGAGACGATGATACTGATGGAGTGGAGTTTAATGCAGACATAAACAGTGACATTATACCAGACACAAATAATACTTTTGATCTAGGCTCTGATACCAAAAAATGGCTGAATTTATATTCAAATCTTCTTAATGGGCAACAGATAACAGTCGATGATTTAACTGTAAGTGATACTAGTTTAGCACTAAGACAAGGAAATATTTTTTATGTAAGTACACTAGGCGATGACACTAACACAGGTGATCACCAGCACGGTGCATTTAGAACACTAAAACATGCACTCAGTGTTGCTGATGCAAGTTCCGAAGGACCTGTTACAATTCATATTTACCCAGGAGAATACGAAGAAGAATTTCCGTTGACATTACCTGAGCGTGTTACTGTAAGCGGCGAAGATATCCGTAATGTTATTATTAGACCCACAGTAGCCACTCAAAACAGTGATGCTTTTTATTTAAATCAAAATTGTACAGTTGAAAATTTAACAGTTACAGATTTTTACAGTCCCGGCTATGCATTTGGCTTTGCACCTGATGCAATAATTACTGAACGATCACCATACGTAAGAAACGTGAGTGTAATCACTAGAGGTACAGTTACAAGTGAATCTGATCCTAGAGGATTTGACACAGGGGATGCAGGACGAGGGGCTTTGGTCGACGGTTCTGTTGTAAACGAGGCTACTCTTACTCCTAGTATGTTGTTTCACAGTGTTACTTTTATTACTCCTGGTGTAGATGCACTTTCAATGACCAACGGGGTTAGAGTAGAATGGTTAAATTCATTTACATATTTTGCTAACAGGGGGTTGTATGCATTTATTGATGAAAATAATTTTGACGCAGAATTTGCTGTCACAGGAACAATCACAGAAACCTATGATGCAGGTGATGCAAATACTGAATCAAATAATATTCTAGAAGGCGGCGATGCTTTTTCGAATACAAGAATAGAACTAAGATCAATAGGCAGTGCCAATATCTACGGTAATTTCGGAGCAGTAGCAGACGGTTCTGATGTTTTAATGTACTTGATAGGACATAATTTTGCTTATATTGGTTCTGGAAAAAATTCATCGAATGATAGAACACTTACGTTATTTGATCAAGAAATTCAAGAAATAAATCAAGGTAAAATTTATTTTACATCAACTGATGCCGATGGAACTTTTAGAATAGGTAATGCATTTTACGTAAATTTTGAAGATGGTACTGCTAGTATTGACATAGATAGTATCAATTTTGCTGGGATAAACAGTATATTCATTAACGATGGTGGAAATATCACTTACATTGACGGTGAAAGAATTGACATTGGTAATATCAGATTTAGTGGAAATAGTATAATTGGTCTCGCAGGAGATGTTATTTGGAAATTAGATTCAGGATTTGTAAATCTTGATAATAATTTAAATTTTAGAATTGCTGTAGGGTCACAATCTCAAAGAAAAAATGAAGAATCAGATATAAGGTATAATTCGGACACAGATTTGTTTCAAGGATATACCACAGCAAATATTACTTTCGGTGGTGTATATTCAGAAAACACAAGAACCAGAGTCACTGCAAATAATACTCAGAAAGATATAATTTTTACAATTGATGATACAGAAGTTGCAAGATTTTCAGGAAACGCAGTTAATTTAGATGACAGTAGTCAAGGTAAGTTTGGCAACATAGAATTAAATAAATTTTCCAATGGAGATATATCCATTGAAAGCAATATAATTACAACTACGACTTCTAATAGTGATTTAGAATTAACACCAAATGGATCAAGTTTGACACAGATAGAAAGTTTGTTTTTATATTCAAATATCATAGAAAATTTTGAAAATGATAATTTAAGTTTATTTGTTACCGACAGAGGTTATGTTAAATTTGATACAAATTTAGGCTTTGTTGTTCCTTATGGTAGCGATGATCAACAACCTTCTGCTCCTGAAACAGGTGATACTAGGTGGAATACAGATCAAGAATATCTCGAAGTTTGGAATGGCACTGGGTGGCAGAGAGCAGCGGGTGTCGGTGAAGTAGTCACTGAAGATGTTTTCGCCGAATTGGTTGATATTTACACACTCGTACTAGGATAATCATTATTTTTTGATAAATAATATTAATGAGGGTAAGTTGACCAAACTACCTCAGGACAAACTGTGGTCAACCAGCAAAGAGCGCGAGCTGAGAATTTGGTTGGAGGGACAGGATCCCCGTATTGAGGAAAAGAGATGGCTATTGGTCGCATATCAGGTCCGCTCTTAAAGGCAGATCTCCTGCGTGAAGGAGTTAATCTAGCTTTTGAGACTGATCTTTTATATTTAGATGTTGTAAACAGCCGAATCGGTATTAATACTGCTTCACCTCAATACGAGTTGGATGTAAATGGAGTAATTAGAAGTACTGGACTTCAAGTTAGTACACTTGCTGATATAGCTGACATAACTGTTACTGGCAGCACGATAGAAACCAGTCAACCTGTTCTTACTCTTGGCACAGCTGATACTGTTGTTTATCAAAATAAATTAACTGTAGACAGTATTGACATAGGTCATATTGATTCTAATGTTATTAGTACCAATGGTGCTAATACTAATTTAGAATTAAATCCAAACGGTACCGGCACTGTAGAAATTTTTGCCGATACAAATGTTTATGGAGATATTGTTGCAACTGGAAGTGTTATTGCAGAAGGCAATATTACTATTGGTGATGCAAATACCGATAATGTAACATTTAATGCAGAAATAACCAGTGATATTATTCCTGATCAAACCAACACATATAGTTTAGGAAAAATTGGACAACAGTGGCAAGATGTTTGGGTAGAAAACTTTTTTGCAGGTACAATAAACACAACTGGTCTGGAAGTAGATGGTGTTGATCTTGCATTACGACAGGGTAATATTTTCTACGTTGCAGAAAATGGTGATGATACCTATTCAGGAGATCATCCCAATGATCCTTTTGGAAGTGTTAAATATGCATTAAGCCAGGCAAGTGCAGGTGACACTGTACACATTTATCCTGGTGTTTATACAGAAGAATTTCCTATAACTGTTCCTGTGGGAGTCACACTTAAAGGACATAGTTTAAGAAGTGTAAACATACAACCTACAGTTGCAACTCAAAACAATGATGCATTTTTATTAAACGGTGAAGTAACTATTGAAGATGTTACTATAAGAAATTTCTTTTCTCCGGGATATGCATTTAAGTTTGCACCGGGATTTACAGTAACTAGTCGTTCGCCTTATATTAAAAACATCAGTGTAATCACCGCCGGAAGTGTAACGAGCAGTTCAGATCCTAGAGGTTTTGACCAAGGTGATGCCGGTCGCGGCGCTTACCTAGATGGTGCAGTAGCAACAGCAAGTTCGAGAGAAGCAGCTTGTCTTTTTCACAGTGTAACATTTATTACACCGGGTGTCGATGCTGTTGTTATTACCAACGGTACGAGAGTGGAATGGTTAAACTGTTTTACATATTTTGCTAATAGAGGACTTACTGCACTTGATGGAGCAACAGGTCTCAAAGGCGCAGGTAAAACTTCTCTAAGAGTAGAAGGTGTTACAGGATCATATCTCGCAGGAGAAACTGTAACCTATTACGATACAGATGGCACAACCGTTCTAGCAACAGGCACTATTGATAGTGTTGATACAGATGGAAAATTTTATATAAACGGAAAACAAACAGGTTTCGAAACATTTGATGAACGCCTCGGTAAAATCGTTTCGATTTTCGGTAATGCATATCTCGATAATGATCAAAAGCAATTTGGGTCAACTAGTTTAAAATTAGATGGTAGCGGAGATTATTTAAAAATTGCTTCCAGTGACAATTTTGGTTTTAACACAGGTGATTTTACAGTTGAATCGTGGATTTACAAAACTTCATCAACAGGTTTAGAGACTATTTTAGATTTTAGAGTAGGGTCTACTAATAATAATGCATTAACTTTGGAAGTAAACGGACTTACTCCTAGAGTTTATGTGTTAGGAAGTGTTAGAGTTACCGGTAGTTCTGATATTAATTTAAATCAATGGAATCATGTTGCATATGTAAGATCAGGTTCCACTGGAACGCTTTATCTCAACGGCCAAAGTGTTGGTTCTTGGACAGACAACACAGATTATGGAACAGCTAAATCGCTTGCGATTGGATCTAATTTTGATGGTTTAAATAATTACTGGGATGGCTGGTTAGATGAAATAAGAATATCTAAAGGTGTTGCTAGATATACTGGAAATTTTGCAGTACCAAGCAGTGCTTTCACTAGCGATGAAGAAACTGTGTTGTTGTTACATCTCGACGGTGACGATAGTTCTAGTGTTATAGTTGATGATGCTAACATACGACAAGATATTAGATTTTCGGGCGGCGCTACTGCTAATTTTATTACATTAGCAGACTTTACAGACTTTGGCGGTGAGATAAGAAGTATAGCCAGCGCCAGTGTTTATGGTAACATTGGTGCTTACGGCGATGGACCCGGAGTATTGATGTACCTTATTAGTCAAAATTTTGCATATATCGGAAATGGAAAAGATTCTAATAATGATCCTACGTCTGTTTTACAAGACAACGAAGTTGTTGAAATAAATGATGCTAAGATAAGATACAGCTCAGTAGACCACAAAGGAGACTTCCGAGTCGGTGATCTATTCTATGTAAATCAAGAAACTGGTGAAATAACATTTACTAACTCTGATTTTAATATTGAAACTAGCAATGGTATTAGTATTACAACTAATGGTAGTACAACTAATATCACTGGTGAAAAAATAGATACCGGAAATTTGAGAATAAGCGGAAACACTATTGAAAGTTTAAGTGGAGATATTAATATTGAAGCTGCTAGTGGTACAGTTAGAATAGATTCGACAGGCGCACTAAATCTTCCTACAGGAACAACAGCAGAACGACCAGTGTCACCTGAATTAGGTATGATACGTTATAACACAGATGATAATTTATTTGAAGGGTATAACGGTAGTTGGTTAGCACTGAATGGTGTTTATGATTTAGATAGAAACACACGTATTACAGCCGAATTGACTCCCGGTGCAAATGACAAGGTTATTAGATTTTATGCAGATGATGTTTTAGTAGCAGATCTAGACCAAGATAGATTTAGAACAAATAGAATCGAAGTTGATGAAGTATATATTGACGGAAATGTTATTGGTACACTTTCTACTAATAATGATCTTCAATTAACTGCAAATGGCGCAGGCAGTGTGGTGATAGATGATTTGGCCTTTAAGGATTCGAGCATTACAAATATTTCACCAAACGGTATTACACTTATAAGAAATACTGGTTCTGGATATTTTAAATTCGAAGGTACTGGGGGCATGGTTATACCGGTAGGCAATGATGTTCAAAGGCCACTTGCACCTTTTTTAGAAACTGGTATGATGAGGTATAATATAAATCAACAGTATGTAGAGATATACGACGGAACCAGCTGGGTATCAGTTGCAGGTTCTACTGGTTCAATTAACTTCAATCAAGCTGAAAATCTTGCAATAGAATATGTATTAACACTGGGATAAACAAATGGCAACAGATTTCAAAAATAAAGTAGTAAAAGAAATAGGAGTACTTCCTGTATTAGCCTTAGGAACTGATTCGGCAACTAGAAGTACGATTGTAGGTTTAAGTTTGTCAAATTTAAAAGAAGTAGCAGTCTATGCAACAGTGTTAATAGGTGATGACACTAGTGTATCGGGATTTTATCTAAAAGATGTAATGATCCCTCCAAATACCAGTCTTCGAGCCCTAAGTGCAGGGGAAAAATTAATTCTTGCACCTAACAACACACTTTATCTACAAGCTGACGAGGATGCAGCTTTGGATGCCGTGATAAGTTATGTAGATATTGTATAAGGAAATTAAATGTCAAATTATATAGGTATAAGTCCAGATCAAATTTATAACTCCGTAACAAATAGATTCTTTTACGGTCTGCGTAGAACTGATCAAGGTGAATTATTTCTAGGAAAAGTAGATCAACTAAAAAAGACAGATGACCTCAGTATCAACAATCCGGGCGATCCTGAAAATAATTTTTCTAACTTTCAAGAAGGTCAGGATTTTTTCGAAGGAAGAGATGCAAATCACAATTTAGTTTATAAAAATTTAAATTATGAACAATTTAGATGGGATGATAGAAACATTTTTTATTATATAAATGAAGAAGGCGAATTAGTAGTTAGAATAAATGAAAGCTTCGCATATGATGATAATTTGTCCTCAGAAGGAATAGAATAATATGGCTGATTTTAAAATTGATAGATTAAAATATCGCTGGAAAGGTAACTGGACATCAGGATTATCTTATATTAAAGATGATATTGTTTACTATAATGGTAAAGCATATGTGTGCTTACAGGGACATGTAGCAAGCCAAAATTTTTACGAAGACGAAGATGGACAAGAAACATTAACTTATTCGGTAACAGTAGGAACAGATACAGTTGATGGTAAAGCATCTGGAAATTTTTATATAAACGGAATCGAATCAGCTGAAATAAATTTGATTAAAGGTAAAACATATATCTTTGATCAATCTGATGAAACAAACATAAATTTTAATGGAAGTGAAAATCCATTACTGTTTAGCACAGGCGAAAATGGTACTCTAAATGGATTTAATGTGTTTACAGTTGGGGTGACATATTTTTTAAATGATATTGAAGTTACACATGAAAATTATGTAGAAAATTTTACAAACAGTGAAACTCGTCAAATTCAATTAATTGTTCCTTCGATTGTTTCTGATGAATTGTATTATTTTAGTCCTAACAATATTAACATAGGAGGAAAATTCAATACCAAATATGATAGTTTTTGGGAACTTATGTTTGATGGAAGATCTTGGAATTCAGAATGGACAACAAATAGGTTTTACTCTGAAGGAAATATAGTAAAATATAATAGTTCGGTGTACATCTGTTTAAATTCACATACTTCGGCTCAAACTATTAGTGATGGTCTAGAAGCGAACAACTCTGATTGGATACTTTTATCTTCTGTTGAGGGATGGACATCTGAGTGGAGTACATCAACTAGATATGTTTTAAATGATTTAGTTAAATATGGAGGAATAGTATATAAATGTATCAATCCTCACACAAGTGCCGAAACAGAAGAACTTGGTTTAGAGGATGACATCGATAACTGGGAAATTGTTTCATATGGTATAGAATACAAAGGCCAATGGACTAGCGGAACTAGATATAAAGAGGGTGATCTTGTTAAAAATGGTCCTACACTTTGGAGAGCTACCACTGGACATACAGCTACACCGATTAGGTATGTGTTAGAAAAAACAGACGGATCTATAATATTACCCACCATATCTCATGATACATTAGCAGATGCAATTTCTGTAATTGCTTCGCGTGATGCCCCATTTGATGCAGAATTACAAAATTTATTATTAATTGATCCTGAATCAGGTTTACTTACAGAAGATGATCCTGTGTTAGGATATTATGCAGGTTCGTATGCTGATGTAGACAGAAATAACAATATAGAATTATTAGATGCACAAGAAATAGCATTATATAATTCTACAGGATCAGCTAGTAATTCAACTATTACAGAGTTTATACGCAACGTATTATATCCTTATATAGAAGCAAACGGATACACGGTAACCGAATTACTAGGTTATCAAAGAAATGACATTGATAACTGGGAAGTTTATGTTCCCGGTCTTGCGTATGATGAATTATGGAATTCTAACACTAGATATCAAATAGGTGATGTCGTTCTTTATGGCGGATATTCATATATTGCACTTCAGTCAAATTTAAACAGTGTTCCTAGTGTCAATGGAAAAGATCAAAATATAGGAGACTGGGAATTATTAATTAACGGTTATAGAATGACCGGCGATTGGAATTCCAATGAAGTATATAAAACTGGAGACTTAGTAAGGGACGGTGGATATCTATATATTGCATTAGACGATAACACTGCAATTTACCCAGACAGTGACGTTACTATTTGGCAAAAACTTGTAGAAGGAAATAAATTTCGAGGAAATTGGCAAGATGATGTAGAATATTTCTTAGGAGATATTGTTACATTTTTAGGAACAGCATATGTTTGTATACAACGACATTTTTCTACAGCTTCTGACAGTAGGCCCGATATAGATGTTCTTCAAACAGATCAAGATTACTGGAATCTTTTAATACAGGGTGCAGAAACAATTGTATTACAAGAGGAAGGCGATCTAAAAATTAGAAATGATCTTGATATAGACGAAAGATTTGCAATTGGAAATATAAATGATCAATTGACTACAGATGGTACATTACCTCAATGGAAATCGTTAGTAAGTATACCTAGAGCCTTTTATGTTTCAAATCAAGGCCAAGATGCCGATGGATACGGAAAAAATGAAAATTCACCATTTAGAACTGTAAAATATGCGTGCGATTATGTGAGAAATAACATTCCAGGTACTTTAAATACATCAGTAATAAGCGGAAAATATATATTACAGATTGCATTAGAAACTATTATTGCAGATGGCGATACTAGCACATTTCCAAATTTATCTAGTTTTCTTAGATCTACAAATGAAAAAACAGGAAGAGCATGGGGCGATGTTGACTTATCGACATCTGGAATTACGATAACTGATTCAAATGAAATACAAAAATATTTTAATAACACAATTACAAACATATCAGTAAAAAATTTAATTAATGAATTAGTTAAATATATTAGTTACAATACAGAATTATTTGTAGATGAATATATTGTTGTTAGTGAAGTAAATTATAGTATATTAAATTCTACGCCTCCTAATACAACTATTTTTGTAAAAACAGGATATTACGATGAAATACTTCCTATTAGTATTCCGCAAAATTGTGCAGTTGTTGGAGAAGAATTAAGAAGCACAACTGTTGCTCCAGCAGCTGGATATGAAACATCTAATATGTTTTACGTAAGAAATGGATCTGGCTTGAGAAACATGTCCTTGGTTGGTTTAAATGGCGAATTGGGAGATTTAAATGAATTTTTAACTAGAAGACCAACGGCAGGAGCCTATGTAAGTTTAGACCCAGGAACTGGCTCCGACGATACTAGCGTATGGATACAAACAAGATCTCCGTATGTTCAGAATGTTTCTACATCAGGTTCAGGTTGTATTGGGATGAAGATCGATGGCGCTCTTCACAACGGTGGTAACAGGTCAATTGTTGCTAATGATTTTACTCAGGTACTAAGCGACGGTATAGGTTATTGGGCAGACAATCTAGGAAGATCAGAATTAGTTTCAGTTTTTACCTACTATTGTCATATTGGATATTTGTCAACTAACGGGGGCATACTCCGTGCAACAAATGGTAATAATTCATACGGTACTTTTGGGTCAGTTGCCGAGGGAGTTGATCCAACAGAAGCACCTATAGCTGGTTTAATTGACAATAGGTCTAATCAAGCTCAATTTTCTCAGGCCTTCACATTTGGTTTTAATCAACAAGCTTTTCTTGCTATTGGTTATTCGCATGCAGGTGAAAATTACACAAATGCAAGCATTACATTTGACGGATCGGGAACAGGAGCAGTTGGTTATTACGACGAATTTAGGCAAAATGCTATATCAAGAATAAGGATTATCGACCTTGAGGATTCGTCTCCTGTAGGAGGTTTAAACTATACATTTATTGTTAATTCTCTCCAAGGCGGTAATGACGGGATTATAACTCTGTCTCAGGCAGAAACTGCTACGGCAGAAGATATCATAGGACAAAGATTAGTAATCCAAAGCGGAACCGGTGTCGGACAATACGGAGAAATTACTGCATATGATCCTTTAACTAAAGTATGTATTATCAGTAGGGAATCAGACGGACAATTAGGTTTTGATCATTTTCAGCCAGGCTGGCCGATTGAAGAAGAATTAGATTCAACTTCTCGATATGCTATAGAACCGAGAGTTTCTGTAGAAGAACCGATTTTTACAAATTCAGCTGTTACCGGACCGAGTGTTTTAGATTGGAAGTATATAACTTATGCCGAAGATAGATTTATTGCAATAAATGAAGGACCGGATGTTTTTGCAACTTATAGTACGGATGGAACTAATTGGGAGGATCCTAATTTAGTAGGTTTTGGTGCTATAGCTTCTGGTATAGTATATACTGGAAGTAATCTGTTAGTATCAAAAGAATCAGTTTCGGGATCACCTACAAATCAAGTTGCCCGATCAACTAATGCTGCTGTTTCTTGGTCAAATGTTGTCCTTCCTACAACAGATAATTGGGGACCAATTGCATCTGATAAAGCAGGAAATGCTATTATAATTGCAGCTAATGGTTCTCAAAATGTAGTTTATAGCACCGACGATGGGAATTCCTGGAACACATCTACAATAGGTAATGGCAGCGAAAACTGGATAGTTTCTGCATTTGGCAATGGAAAATTTGTTACAATTTCAGAAGGCACTGGTGCAGTAGCTTATAGCAGTGACAATGGTGCATCATGGACTGTGATTAATTCAGCACTAAGCGAATTTACATGGACAGGTATAACATATGGTAATGGTAGATTCGTTGCTATTGCAGATTCATCTATCGATAGCACAGAAGGATTAACTAGAACCGCATATAGTTTTGATGGAATAACTTGGTATGAAAGTTTTATCGAAACTGGAGATTTTACAAGAATATCATACGGCGCAGGAGTATTTTTAGCAACAGGACCGGGAAATCTTGTAGCAAAATCTGCCAGCGGAAAAGTTTGGAAAACGTTCGACAACGATAGTACTGCATATACAACCACAGCAACTGGTTCTTGGGAAAGTTCTGCTTATAATGACGGAAAATGGATAGTAGTTCAAAATAATAGTGCTTTGTGGAACAGTATTGAAACCGGAGCAAGACCTATAATTAGAGCAAAAGTAGAAGCTGCAAGAATCACAGAATTTATAATATATGATCCAGGTAGTAATTTATCAGAAAATCCTGTTGTCGAAGTTATTGATAATAATTTTACCTTGCCGGTATTTTTTGATGTTTTTGTAAAAAATGGTGTTCTTCCTCAGCCCGAAATGACTAATAGAGGTCAAGGATATTTGAGTGCAACAGCAACCATAACAGGCGACGGATTTGCAGAACTTTTTCAAATAGGAACTACTCTTAAATTAACTTCTGTAACTAGAGCGCCTCGACCTGGAGCAAACTTATCTATAAACGGTATTGATAAACAGATTAATATTGTTAGAATAAATTCGGTAACAGGCACTGGTCCTTTTGAAATAGAAGTTTTAATTAGACCTGAGATCGGAGTTAATGAAAGTCCTGAGCATTTAACTCCTGTTGTAATAAGAGAAAGATATAGTCAGATTAGACTTACTGGACATGATTTTCTAGATATCGGAACTGGAAATTTCGAAGATACAAATTATCCTAATCTATATCTAGAAGGTGAATCATCTATTAATCCTAGACAACCGTTCAATGAAGTTGTTGCTAACGGTGGTGGTCGAATTTTCTATACGAGTACTGACCAAGATGGTAATTTTAGAACAGGTGAACTTTTTGCAGTTGAACAGTCCACGGGCATTGTTACAATTGATGCTAGTCAGTTTAATTTGACCGGATTGGAGGAAATTTCTCTAGGAGGCATTCAATTAGGCGGTACAAATGTTATTGTTAGAGAATTTAGCAAAGATCCGAGATTTTTAGCTGATAGTAATAATATTGTACCTACTCAAAGAGCAATTGCATCATATATTGCAAATAGAGTTGCAGGTGGTGATTCAAATGCACAAACAAATGTGTTAATAGCAGGTCAAATTCAAATGCAGACAAACTTAATTACAAATCGTGCAGATTTAGAAATACAGATTGTTAATAAAATGAATATGAAAGGCGGCATTGACGGAGATTATTTGGCTGCACAATATTTTGCAGCAGGAGGAGCATAAAATGCAGATAAATAAGCTAAAGTGCTGGAGTAAATAAATGGCTGAATTTAAATTAGGTAGAATTAGATTTGTTTGGAAAGGCAACTGGACTGCTACTACAAGATATTATAAAGACGATGTTGTAAGACAAGGTGGTAATACATTTGTCTGTATTATAGGACATAATTCTACAACGTATTTTGAAAACGACCAAGAAGCATATTGGAATAAAATAAGCGATGGCCAGCAATGGAGAGGAAATTGGTCTACTTCAACACATTATGCAGTAAATGATCTAGTAAAATATGGCGGTAACATATATATCTGCATTGATGCACATACCAGTGCCGATACAGAAACAGCGGGTCTTGAAAATGATATTGCTAATTGGGAAGAGTTTGCAACAAGTTTTGATTATAAATCAGATTGGACAACTGGCACAAAATATAAAATTAACGACTTAGTTAGATATAGTGGAATAATTTATGTTTGTATAGAATCTCATATAAGTTCTGTTACAGAAACAGATGGGCTAGAAGCTGATCAAGCCAAGTGGGAAACATTTACGGCAGGAGTTAATTATAAAGCAGACTGGAACCCTACTACTAGATACCGTGTAAATGATCTAGTAAAATATGGAGGAAGTATTTGGATTTGTATACAGCATCATACTAGTCAAGGATCCTTTGTTGATGACGAATCTAAATGGAATCAATTTGTTGATGGTTTAGAATTTGAAGATAGTTGGAGAGCAAACATCAATTATCAACCGGGTGATTTTGTCACCTATGGTGGATATTCATATATCGCAAAAACTTTTAATCAGGGGTCTAAACCTAGTGAGGTTTTGGACGATTGGGATCTTTTTAGTACAGGTTTTAGGTGGGCTGGCGAATATGCAGAAGACAGTTCCGATCAAGATTATTTGACAGGTGATGTTGTTAGATTAAATGGTTACACATATTTGTGTGTCAAAACTCACAATGGATTCCCACCACCAAACGAAACCTATTGGGCTCAATTAAATAGTGGATTAGATTGGAAAGGTGAATGGACTGATGCTACAATTTATCAACTAGGAGACTTGATAAGATACGATGTCAATAGTTATATTTGTATACAAACTCATACATCGGACGAAGTTATTGCTCAAAACAGACCAGATCAAGATCTAGTAGGTAATTTCTGGAATTTAATAGCAGCAGGCCCTGAAGAATCAAATCTTACTACACAAGGCGATTTGTTATTTTATAGTGGTTCAGGACCTACTAGATTACCTATCGGTAAAAAAGGTCAAAGTTTAGTAGTAAATGCAGCGGGAACTGCACCTGAATGGAAATATTGGGGTGAAATTTATAATGTCTACTATGTCGAATCGCAAACTGGAGTAGACGAGCCTGCACCTGTATATGGATCTAATATTGATCAGCCATGGAAAACAATTAGGTACGCAGCAGAAGAAATTGAAAAAGGTCCTCTGCGCCCCAATGCTAGAAAATTAATCGAAAATAACAGAGCATATATTACAGACGAAACGGTTGAGTGGGTAAATGCACAGATTGCCGGAGGTACCGGTATTTGGGCAGGATTCACGAATGACAGTGAAACAACATGCCGAAGAGATATGGGTCAAATACTCGATGCTGTTGTTTATGATATAACACACGGTGGAAACGAAAAAACAAGAGCTGCGGCACTGACGTATTTTGATGGCGGAAGTTTAATAGCTGCTATTGCAGACGAAGACGAGCAACTGGTTGCGGCTATTAATTACATGTCAACAGTAATTGATGCAGTAATAAGTAACCTGGCTCCTGCCGTTACTTATGGGAGTATAACAAGATACAGCGACGCAAGTTTAGAAGAAGAAAGTGATGCACAAGGTTTAATTGAAGGATTGTTAGCAATTATAACAGATGCTGTTACAGCAGGAACAGATGCTGGTATACCAGCTGAGAGAATTCCAAACAATACTATATTTGTAAAAACTGGCCTATATAATGAGGTACTACCGATTCGAATACCGCAGAAAACAGCAGTTGTGGGCGACGAACTACGTTCGGCTAGAATCGAGCCTGCAGGACAGCTTGTTGATAGTGCAGATACTCCGTATACTTTAGCAGCAGTTGAACATCTGATACCGTTTATTAACGAAGTAATCACAGGCGCGGACGATATAGGTAAAAGCGCAAGCAATTTAGAAAACTATGTAGATACTTCACCGGTATTAGGTGACAGTACAAGTGCAAGTGAAGCATCGGATCTGATGCGACAAATATATGATTATATTGATTGGGGCGTAAATGGTGTAACAGGAGATTCTACAGAGCCTAAGATGCAAGGATCTAATACACCTAGAACAAGCACAGAATACACATATGCAGTTGAAGCAATTGAGAAAAATAGAACGTTTTTAGTAGAAGAAGTAATTGCTTACATTGCAGATACGTATCCTGCTTACAGTTATAATGAAGATAGGTGCCGTAGAGATGTTAATAGATATCTAGATGCAGTGCAATATGATCTAATAGCCGGAGGCAATTATAATTCATTAATGGCTGCAAAATTTTATGTGAATGCTGTAACTGGATCATTAACAGAAGATATGTTTTATCTGAGAAATGCTACAGGCTTAAGAAATTGCACTGTAGCAGGACTAACAGGCACATTAGGTAATGAAAATGAATTCGGAACAAAACGTCCGACAGCAGGGGCATATTGTTCATTAGATCCAGGATGGGGACCTGATGACCAAAGAGTATGGATCACTACTCGATCGCCATACGTACAAAATGTTACAACTTTTGGTACAGCATGTATAGGTATGAAAGTTGACGGAGATCTGCACAATGGCGGCAATGATAGTATTGTTGCAAACGACTTTACACAAGTAATTAGTGACGGTATTGGTGCATGGGTAACTAATTTAGGTAGAGCAGAACTTGTTAGTGTATTCTCATATTATGCACATATAGGCTATCTTGCAGAAAATGGCGGTAAGATACGTGCTACAAATGGTAATTCATCATACGGTACATTTGGTACTGTTGCTGAAGGCGTTGACAATACAGAAATTCCAAATATAGGTACAGTCACAAACCAAGCATTTGAAGCAATTGTCGATAATGTGTTTACAGATGGTGATGATATTCTAATATTTGAATATTTAAATGCTGGTGTAAATTATACTGCTGAAGGTACATCTTTTGTTATTACAGGTGAAGGATTCGGCGCAAGTATTGATAATCCTACTGTGAAAAATGGCAGTGTTTTTGAAGTTAGATTATTAGATACTGACCTTGATGCGGATAGTACACCAGATACAGGTGGATCAGGATATTTAACAAATGAAAATGTAGCTCAATCGGGTGATACTACGACTATAACATTGTCAAACACAGACAATGCAACAAGTGGGCAGTATACAGGAATGAGTATTTTTATTATTTCGGGAACAGGTGCAGGCCAATATGGATACATTAATTCATACAATAGTGGTACAAAAGTTGCTGAAATTTATAAACACAGTGACGGAACAGCTGGTTGGGATCATGTATCAAACGCTTCTATAGAAGCACAACTGGATGAAACCACTACTTATAGAGTAGAACCAAGAGTAATATTTAGTGCACCAGAAGGTGGCGGCGGCTATGCAAATACCGCAAAGGGTAGAGTTTACGTAGAAGATGAAACTATTACTAAATTTACTATATGGGATCCCGGTCAAGGTTACACAAGTGCTCCTACAGTTACATTAATAGATCCTAATAATATAATAGATGTACCATACGAAGTAAGAATAGGTGATGGCGTGCTTGCTCAGCCAACATGGACTGATCGAGGCACAGGTTTTACAACAGCAAGTGTAGAAGTAACAGGCGACGGCTATGCAGATTTATACCAACCGGGCGGATTCTTAAGAGTTGAAAATCTCACCGAAGAACCTATTGCAGGATCTACGTTAACTCTTGACAGTTTAAGTGATAGATATTTCAAATTGGTTGTTGTACGCGATCTGGAACAGGATATTGGCACAGGTCTGTATAGTGCTCAACTACAAATTAGTCCAGATCTTACAATCAGTGAGGCGCCCGAACACGCTGAAGGTTTGGAATTAAGATTGAGATTTTCTCAGGTTCGTTTAACAGGGCATGACTTTTTAAGTGTAGGTACTGGTAATTTTCAAAATACAAATTACCCAGGGCTACCATTGATTGAACCTGATGAAGAAAAAGAAACACAAGAATCCGGAGGCGGACGAGTTTTCTATACGAGTACTGACCAAGATGGTAATTTTAGGGTCGGTGATCTGTTTAGTGTAGAACAATCAACAGGTGTTGCTACTCTAAATGCCGATGCGTTTAACATCAGTGGTTTGCAAGAACTGTCATTGGGTGAACTTTCACTAGGTGGCACTGGTGCAACTGTTACAGAATTTAGTGCAGATGGAACATTTACTGCAAACAGTGATAATATTGTGCCTACTCAGAAAGCTATTAAAACTTATATTACCTCGCAGATCGGCGGCGGCGCTGGGACACTTAATGTTAACAGTATAACAATTGGTCAAATCTTTATTACAGGACAAGAAATTAGCACTACGTCTGGAACACAAATTAATGTAGAACAAAAAATGAATTTTCTAGATGGAGTAGATGGAGTTCCTGTAGCTATGAATTATTTTTTATCATCTTAAAAGGATAATTAATATAAATACTGTTATAATAAATATGTAAATGGAGAACAATTAAATGGCATCAGGTATTTTAGGAACACCGACAGATTTAGCAGCTAACACATTAGCAACGCTCTATACCTGTCCTTCGAATACTTTTACAGTTGCTAGTATTTCAATTTGTAATAGAGGTACTAGTCCGGCTCAGATTAGAATAGCTATCGCAACCACAGATGCTCCTAGTAATGCCGAATGGATAGAATATGACGTTAATGTTTCGGCAAATGGAGTACTAGAACGCACTGGTATTATATTAGATTCAGGAAGAAAAATAGTTGTAAGATCGTCTACTACTGATGTAAACGCAATAGCATACGGAATTGAAACTTCAACAACATAAGAAGAATTAAAAGGATAATCAAATGGGTAGAAGTGTTACAAACATAGAAACTAATAGAGCAATTATTACTGAGGATGTACCTAGTACATTTACTACAGTATATAATAATACTACAGGAGCCGCTGCAGAAATTACGGGAATTAATATCAATGGCACTGCTGATGACACAAGATTTATATCCGGAACAGGCGCCGACGAATGGGCCTATTTTGGTGCAGATACGATTCCTCCATATCAATTTAGTGATCAAAGCGGTTATGGTTTTGGTATTCCGTATCCAGTTAGGATTGATGAAGATAGAATTTTAATCTTTTTTCTTCCGCACTGGCAACACAGAGGCGGTAGAATTGACTTTATGGGCGGCAACACCATTCACTGTCAAATACTAGAATACGACAATGGCAGATATAGAGCTGGTCCTATTTCAAACCATCAACTTCCTACCGCTCCTTATTCTGACACAAATTATAGTTTATGGTCAGAACCAAATGATTTATCTGGAAGCTATAATCAACCTAATTTCAGAGCAGTTGCTTTAAGTCCTACTAAAGTTGTTGCTGCATATCGTATTCGAAATCAATTTAGATTGATGAGATTTACTATAACAGATAACACTGTAGATCATTCGATACAAAATCTTGATCTAACCGGTGCAAGTTTTTTTAATACCACTAATAATTATGCATATGATTTGGCAATTGTTCCTGGTGATTCGGATCAAGTAATAGTAGGTGGCTGGGCATCTAGTAATTGGAGCGTACAGGCATTTAATATTCCAGATACTGGAATACTAAGCAGTGCAACTAGTTTAACAAGTACAACAATTAGTTCTACAACCTATCATTTCTCAATGTGCGAAATGGTCAAAACCCCAACAGGAAATGTTACACCTTATGTAATCGCAGCAGCTACTGACGGGAATGATGGCCAAATTATAACTATGACCTATGATAGTAGTACAAATACATGGGATATTCCAGGTTCGGCAGTTTCGATGGCACAAACAATCGGAAGCTGGGCAGGTATACAGTGTGAATGCCTGAGTACTGGAACAAATGAACTTGCTGTTGTTGCTACTCTTCAGACAAGTACTTCTCAAAATATGTTTTTCTATAGACAAAACAGTGGAAGCCAAGCTCTTAATAATCAGGCAACTCTAACACTTCAACACACTACAACCAAATCATTGAGTGAGAGTTTCCGTTGGGGAGATGAAAGAGCAGTATTTATTGGTGATGCACAACTTTGTGTTGTTTATGACAGTGACGGTGTATACACTAACTTGATTCCATCAGAAGAATCGATTAGAACTGAACGCGGCCAACAACAATGGTATCCATTTGACAGTAGACCACTTTATAATCGTTACGATACTAATGAAAGAAGTGATGATCATGTTCCGCAATATTATTCGAGAAAGAACGTAGTTGATCCAAAAGGAGTTGGTGAACTTGATCGTTTAGGAAACTATCTGCCTATGGGTCATGATAGAGGAAAATGCTATGCATGGAACGAAGCAGCAAATTGTTGGATTGTAGGCTACCATGGAAGAATTTATGCATTAGATGTAGATGGTAATATACTAAGCGAAGTTAGCTTATATGATCTATCTCCGCAGATATTTGGTTATCTTTATAGAATAGCAGATCTAACTGTAACACCGAGTGGTAGAATTTTATTTGCTACTATATACGGCTATGGTAGTTTAATTAACAATAGTTACACAACATCTGGACGCTGGAGCACTAGTACTACAACATATTGGTGTGTTACTGATCCTGTTACTGATGGTGCAAAACTAAACAAAACAAAACTACAGAAAGAACCAAGAAACCTTACAAACAATAGTTTCATTTGTAACATAGTACCATTTACAGAACAAACTACTGAAACTACTACTACAGAAAGAGCATTTGCTTTAGGATTTCAGGGCAATGTATCATTGCACATCTGGGAATTTGATGGAGAAAATTGGCAAAATGAAAGCAATACAGGTGTAAGTGGTACCAGCAGTAACAGTTGGTTAGAAGGTTGGCATCCAAACTTTAAATTAATTCAAGATACTCCTTGTAGTTTAGCATATCCTTCGGGTCAGTGGCGTGTAGTAGGAAGCTATGCATATAACAGTCAAAACAACTATGAGCGTAATGGTATCAGCGATGCATATGCAGAAGGTTCGTTCGGTAGTATGAATACTACACAAAACGAAATATCAAACACAGATGATACATTAGGATATGGTATATCAATGTATCAGGCGTGTTCGGGCAAAAATGCAGGCATTCAAGTTGCAGGACAATACAACGAAGAATATCAAAGAATGGATGTATGGACATCCATTGACGGTAGACTAAATTATGTACGTGGATGGACGCACGATGCAGCCGAATCATACTCAAACAATCGAAACTTCCAAGCAGCAGTGTCTAAATATGCATATGCATTTGCATTTCAAAATTCAAGTACGGTGGATCAAGAAGTGCCTATCTGGGTATGGAATAAAAACGATATTGATACTCCGGAATCTACTTCAACAGGCGCAGAAGGCAGCGGCTGGGCAACACTTTATCGTACAGGAAAACAGAGTTTTCAAATTTTTGCAGATACTGTCGATGAAACACATCTTGTAGCAGGTATTCCGGATATTGTTAGATTCTATCTAAAACTGAACGACGGCGCCGGCACAGATTTCTTCCTAAATAATGGTCAAGAGATTGAAATCATATCAGAAGACACAGGATTATTTAGAACAACTGATCTGTATTATGTTCCAGCAGGATACAATATACAACTTAGATCAGATACTCCATACACTATAACAACTCTAGTGAATATCAAGGAATACATTTAATGTGGTTTGATCCAGCTAAATTTTTAGAAATAAAAAAAAATACTAGACCTGTGAAAGAAGGTCTAGTAGAAGTTTCTAGAAATGCTGAATCAATTCCTGATGCCAATCCACTAGAATTTAATAGATTATCTGTTGTTGGGGATCTGGACGAAAATCCACTTGTTCCGCGATTTATAGGCGATCAAGCAGTTCCTGCGACAGAAAACACTAACTTTTTTGCCCAACTAGGGTTTAATCCTCGAGATCTAGAAGCAAAAATAAACGATCTTGCAGTAGTTGTTTTGGCACATGGCGAGAGCAGCAACAGTTGGCAAAATTGGACCGACTGGCCGGGCTGGACACGAGTACAAAGGCGTACCGGTGATGATAGTGTTGATCATTCTCATTATGTTTGGTATAAAATATTAGAAGTCGATAGTGATTTAGATCCGTTTGACACACCGCGCGATGTACAAAACAATACAAATGAAGCTATGGTTGGTAGAATGTTTATTTTTAGAAATGTAACCACAGCGGAACTTGTTTTTTCAACTAACGACAGTAATACAAATATACCTACAAATAGTGGCAACACATCTACCTTGTACGAACTTAACAGTGACAAAGGTTTTATAGTTGGTTCAGGAGCAACTCCGAGATTCAACACTGAATTAAAATTTGATATAGTTGATTTTAATTCATATCTCAGTCAACAGACAGACGAAGGTATCGATATCAATCTAGGAAGCTTTGTTAGAAAAGTAACTACTGATCAATTTTATCGAGAAGGTAGATGGACTATCGAAGTAGGCAATAGCGGTTCTTATGATGCTACTCAAATTTGGGTGCATATATATTAATTTTGATAGATTTTCTATATTATTTTATAGAACCGGTACTTACGATGAATATATCATTTTCTAATTCCGAAGATCCCACTTCTGTAAGACTAGAATTATCTGTTATAGCTTCAAATTGATGTGGTTGCAATTCGACAATATTTATTGTTTGGCCTTCGTTTAGAATTGCTTCTTTTAATTCTCCTGTTTTAGTATCAATCCATCTCAGTTTTATTTGACCGTTATTTACAAAAATGCTTTTTCTTTTTTCTTTATGAAAAATCATATCGGTACATGTACCTGCTTTTTCAAAAGTAAGAATCTTTCCTGAATAAGTTTCATCAGATGCCCACAACAGTTCATAACCGTAATTTGTTTTTGTAACTCCTGAAGATTTCATATTGTTTCCTTTAACAAGTCGATCATATTAAACACAGTTTCTAATTTAACTCGGTTTATTTTACTCGAAAGTGTATTTCTTAAACCTTGATGTAATGGCTTTGGCCAATTGTCAAATCCTACCCAAGCATATCCGTCATGTTCTGAATTAAGAACAGGGATAAATTCTTTTTCGATTACGCAGAGATAGGTATGAAATTGAAAATGTTGATCCGAACTTATAAATGTTTCTAGTGGAATAGTTTTTATAATGTCAGGACACACACCAATTTCTTCTTCTATTTCTCTACGAAGTCCTTCCCATGGCGATTCGTAAGACTCGTTAGTTCCGCCAACAATGCCCCATTGGTTATTGCGTTTGCTGCTTTTTCGATAAAGAAAAAGAAATCTTTTGGTATCTAGTGTGTAAAACAGAGCACCACTACAGACAATATTGTTCATAACAATAATTATCCTTCTAGGTTCATCCCCCAAGTTCCTATTGGATATTCGCCATCGATTGAATTGATCCATGCACCATTTTCAAACTTATACTGGATGCCTGTTTTCAAATTAGTGATATAAACAGTGTCTTCGGCTTGATCAGCATCAAATACTACGTTCCACTCGTTGCCGTCCCATTCAATTATATCATTCTCTTGGGCAATCAAATCTTCACCACTGGTGCTTTTCCATGCATCGGCACCATCTATGTTTATTTCTGCTCCGATGTCGTGCAATAGTAAAATTCTTACTCCTGGCGTTTTCAATGATGTAGGATTTCGTTGTATCGGGTCAATAATATAATCTATTGTGGTTCTTGTGCCTGCAGGTCCTTCGATAGGCGTATCATCAGGAAAACTGTCAGTATCCCAGTCTATGACAATTTCTCTTTCGTCAAGTGGATTAATACTAAATGTCCCTGCACTGAAATTTCCATCGTTTCTGTTTGAAACATAAATTCTACTGATTCCTGGTTGATATTGGCCAGGAAGAGCATCAATGACACTATACCAATTTATGTTTTCAAATCTTCCTCTGTTGTTTACTATGGTTCCTATATTGTTTTCTAAATACATGGAGTATTCGTCATAGTTTACAGTGAGAGTTTGAACGGTGAGATTTACTACAGACTCGAACGGTATAATAGGTTGAACTCGGACTCTATCACCATCTGATCCATCACCTGCACCTGGTCGAGCACCACCTACACTGCCAAAACCAGGAGCACCGGGTATAAATGGCCCTCCTGTAAATACGTCTGATACATCAGAGACAGGTCCTGCAACATAAGCATCATCGTAAACTGAATTGTTACCGCCTATTACACCGCTTTCTATTGTTCCAGTTTCTTCAGCAAACATGCTGGTTAAAATGTTTGTAATGACGCCCATTCGTTTTACCTTTGCCGGAGCACTGATATAGATGGGCATACTAAAAGTAAGCGTAGCTATCTCAATTTCTGAATCTACCCCCACAGGTATACTGCGATTTGACCATGTAATGCTTTCTAGATTAACTACACTCAAACTGGTCCAGTCAACAAAGTTGTCTGTGGTTTGTATTTCTAAACTAGGATTAAACCAAACCAATATCTGCTCCATTATTTGAAGTTTTTGATCAGTATTGGTAGTCCAAATATCTACATTGGCTGTAAGTGTATATGGAGTAGGCATCAAGCGCTCTACAGTATAATTACGACCTTGATAGTTATCATACTCACCGGTTTCTTGGTTGAATGCCCTTTCGCGTATATTTAATTTGCTTACAAAAGTACTATCCGATGTTCTAGTACGATCCTGTTCTAGATTAGTTACATATACACTCATTCTCGGAGCACTGGGCAATTTATTTTCAGAATTTTCGCGAATGATATTTGCAACTTGTCGTGTTAAATCACCGTACATCACTGGAACAGGTTTGGTATTACCTTTGCCGTCTTGAACAGGAAAGTTACTCATCAATCTCATAAGTTGAGTAATGTATCTTCTTATTTGACCGTCGTAAAAAAATTCCATTAATTATCTGCCTTTGGTTTAAGTATTTTAGAAAGTGCTTGTCGTTCCGGAACAACTTCGCCACTTATGGTGTTTGTATTTGTATTATTTGTAAAGCTAGTACGATGGGTATTTCTTGCGTCGGAATTTGATAGATCCATGCGTAAATTATCTTCTACCTTGATCCATCTAGTTCCGTCATATCTAAATAGTCTGTTTGGCATAAAATCTGTACGTAAAAAATAATCACCTTTGTAAGAATTGGCTGGAAAGCTTATACCAAAACCATACGGGGCACCATTTGGCGGATCACCGTCTCCGTAATTCATTAAATACCCTCTATAGGCTTCTCTGCCCGGAGTATCAAATTGTGCGTCAGCAGTGAGACTAGATGTACTGGCATCGATAGGTTCGTCTACAGTTCTTAATGCAGTGGTTCCATCTTCGTTCTGTGCTACTGTGTAATAGTGTTTGGTATTGAATCCACTTCTAGGACTGTCAGCTTCTGCTTGTGATACTACTGCATTGTTGATCTGCATTTCACGTTCATAGGTGCTGAAAATATCTCTTAGCGTGGTATCAGTATCTTCACCTGCGGGTAAATCCAGTATTTCTGCATATTCTTGACCATCGTAGATTTGTTTTAATTTTAATCTATACAAGTGAGGATACCAAGTTTGCGTAAATCCTTCTGCTGCTCGATTAACATCTTCTATAACATAGAACCGTTTGAGTGCAAAACTGTAGTCGTTGACAGCATATTCATCTTTCAAGTGCGGTAATTCAATTACATCACCTGATATAGGTTTACGCCCTAATGTTTTTACAATACTTCTAATGTGAACAGTTAAAAATAGTATATCATTACTCAAAAACAAACCGAACTGACTTAGATCAAAATCTATATCTTGAACATTGTATATGCCTCTATGAGTATAAACATCGGGATCATATTTTCTGTCTCTGTTTTCTAAAAACAGTAAATCTTGAATATTAGTTTCCGATACAGAATCATAGCTAGGCTGATCAGCAGTTCCTTGACCTTCTGCTGCACCCTCAACTCCTAGGTATTTGTGAATATTAATATCTGTACCGCCGATGGTAAACATTTCTTCAATCTGACGATCAAGAAATTCATAGTCATTACCACGATCTGGTTTATATAAACTTAAGCGAGGGATCTCTATTCTCCTTGTAATTATACATATTTATCGACGAGAATAAATACTATACGGAGAGCACATATGGTAGATTTAGCAACTCAAAAGCAAGAAATATTCGATTATGTTAGCACAATGCTAGGCGGCGGAATGGTAGACGTTGAATTAGATCCTATCCATTATGAAACTGCACTAACAAAAGCATTGGGTAAATTTAGACAACGTTCGGATAACAGTGTAGAAGAAAGTTATTTGTTTTTACCTCTAGAGATTGATCAAAATGAATATTTTCTACCAAAAGAAGTAATTGAAGTTCGTAAAATTTTTCGCAGAACCATTGGTTCAAGAACTGGCGGCGGCGATGGCGGAACTGTCTTTGAACCGTTTAATTTAGCTTACACTAACACTTATTTACTAAGTAGTTCAAACATGGGAGGGTTGGCAACTTACGAAATGTTTGCAGGATATCAAGAATTGGTAGGTCGCATGTTCGGAAGCTTTATTGAATTCAAATGGAACTCAACAACTAAAAAACTTACCATTTTACAGCGTCCTAGAGCAAACGAAGAAGTACTTTTGTATGTTTACAATTATCGTCCTGACAGTCAACTATTGCAAGATTATCTAGCAAGAGAGTGGATCAAGGATTATACTTTGGCGGCTTGTAAATACATGCTAGGAGAAGCCCGCAGTAAATTTGCTACAATTGCCGGTCCACAGGGAGGATCAACACTTAATGGTGATGCCCTAAAAGCAGAAGCACAAGCCGATATGGAAAAACTAGAAAAAGATGTACAAGAAGCAGTGCCCGGCGGGACCGGTTATGGATTCTTGATAGGCTGATTTACTGTTGACAGACTTGTAATTTTATCATAATATAAATTTATGAAATTAAAGTTATTGGTAATTGGTCATGGTCGCCATGGTAAAGACACAGTATGTGAAATACTGAGAGACCACTACGGATATAGTTTTGAAAGCAGCAGCCGTTTTTGCAGTCGATTGTTCATCTACGATCAACTCAAAAACAAATACGGCTACACCTGTGAAGAAGAATGTTATGCTGACAGACACAATCATCGTCAAGAATGGTATGATGCTATCTGTGCGTACAATGTCCCTGACGCCGGGCTCTTGGGAAGAAAAATATTTGCTGCGCACGATATTTACTGCGGTTTGAGAAACAAGCGTGAATATCATGCCATGCGAAACACCGGAGTATTCGATTATGCTATTTGGGTAGATCGAAGCAATCATTTGCCATCGGAACCAAAAACATCTATGAGTCTTGAACAATGGATGGCTGACTTTACTATCGACAACAACAGTAATTTAGAAGAATTGCGATTCAATGTCGATCAGCTTATGAATTACATCGATTCTTCTCGTACACTCATTAGATAAAAGATTTTTCTTGTTTCTTTGTATTTGTATTTCTGTCTCTTTTTTGGGCAGTAAATCAATTATTTTCTCGACATTTAACTAAATACTATTAAGAAATACAACTCACAAGGAGAATCTAATGGCATTAATATCACCGGGTGTTGAGGTAAATGTAATTGACGAAAGTTTTTACACACCTGCCGCTGCAGGCACCGTTCCAATGATATTCGTTGCTTCTGCTGAGAACAAAACAAACGCTGGCGGAACTGGCGTTGCAGAAGGAACGCTTAAAGCAAACGCAGGTAGACCATACCTAATAACCAGTCAAAGAGAATTAGGAGAACTGTTTGGTGATCCTACATTTTATACTGACAACAACAACAATCCAATTCATGGCTCAGAATTAAACGAGTACGGTTTGCAAACTGCTTATTCGCTACTCGGTGTTACAAATAGAGTTTTTGTAGCAAGAGCAGATCTTGATGTTGCAAAACTTGCACCTAGTGCTTTCCCTCCAGGAGGTGCTCCTGCAGATGGAACATACTGGTTTGATACACAGGTAACTGATTTTGGTTTGTTAGAGTGGAATGCAGCCCCAGTAACAACCGAAGGTGGTCAAAGTTTTACTATTATTGAACCTATCAGTATAACAGAAACATCAGATATTGACGAAGCTACTAGCGGTCCTCTGCTTTCAATAGGTGGAGTAGGCGACTACGCTGTAGATGCAACAACTACTATGAACCGTGTTTGGTATAAAAACACCAGTGGTAACTGGGTCGAGGTTGGTTCTGACGAATGGCAGTGGAGTTGGCCGACTGTGAGAGGAAGTGCATCAAATCCAGAATTAACTACAGGTAATACTATTATTGTAAATGATCAAACTGTAGTTCTATCCGGTACGACAATTGCAGATCTAGCTAGCAATATCAATGCTTTGTCTATACCAGGTGTAAGTGCCGAGGCAGTTGACGGATCGATTGAAATTTATGTAAACAGCCAGTCAGCTTCAGATGGTGTGACTGCAGATGGGCTTCTTGATATTCGCAGCGGTACCGGCAGTTTACTTTCAGACATAGGAATTACTGCTACTGAAGCAGGCGATGGCCTAACTGACGGAGGTACACGTTATGCTGCACCTAGATTAAATATAGATCCTCATACTGTTGTTCCTCGTTTCAAAGTCACAGACGAAATTCTAGATACCGATTCGCTGACTATCAGTCCAGTTACTGGTGCTAGTGCGTATCCAACTGGATCATTATGGCTAAAAACAACAACACCAAATGGCGGCGCAAACTTTAGTGTAAAACGTTGGAATGAAGAAACACAACTATGGGAAAGAATTTCTTCTCCTATCTATGAAACAAATGCAGAAGCAATTTTTAACTTAGATAGATCCGGCGGCGGAGCAAATCTACAGATTGGGGATCTTTATGTAAAAGCAAACGTAGATGAATCTGATCCTAAGATTGCAAATTATAAAATTTACCGTCGTGTTGCAAATGGTGCAACAACTGTTGTAAGTAAAAAAATTGTTTCAGGTACGCTGGAATTGGGATCAAGTAACAATGAATTTACTATGCAAGAAACATTAGTTAACAATTCAACTTTTGCCAATCCAAAAACAATCAGCTTTACAACTACAGGTGCATCAACAGATGCACAAGCGTTGGCGGCAGCAATCAATGGTGCAGGATTTGTTAACATTAGGGCTCAAGTAAATGCACAAAACAGAGTTGAAATAAGTCACAGAACCGGCGGTGAAATTAGAATAATTGACACTGACGGAACACTCACTGAAATGGGATTTGTTCCTTTTGATCCAACAGATTCTTCAACTACTAGCAATCTATATTACACAGCCGGCACAGACAATACCACTGTACCTGCGGCATATACCGCTAGCAATTGGAGAGTGTTGACTTACGTTGCAAGCAATGATGAACCTTTAGATTTACCACAAGACGGTGAATTATGGTACAACAGTGTAATCGACGAAGTTGATATTCTATATCACAACGGTGATGACTGGGTAGGTTACAGAGACAGCACTGCGTTCCCGGATACAGATCCAGCAGGTCCGAGTGTAGGCGGAAGTGCACCGACAACCCAATTAGACGGAACACCACTTGTTGACAATGATATTTGGGTTGATACCAGTGATATAGAAAACTTTCCAACTATCTATCGTTATAATGCAACACTAGCGGATTGGATACAGGTAGATAAAACAGATCAAACAACTGAAAACGGTATTGTTTTCAGTGATGTGCGTTGGAGTGATGCAGGATCTAATTCTGAAGCAGCTGATATTGACGTACTGTTAACAAGTAATTACAAAGATCCAGATGCACCAGATCCAAACCTATATCCAAGAGGCATGCTGCTTTGGAATCTACGTCGCAGTGGTTTTAATGTAAAACGTTTTGAACTTAACTACATCAATACTGCACAAGACAATGTTAGATTCACAGTAGAAACAGAAAATGGTAATGATTTCTACAGTTTACAAGGTGAAGATCAGGCAATGGAAAATTATTATCCACACCGTTGGGTAACTGACAGTGGTAATAATCAAGACGGATCAGGTACCTTTGGGCGCCAAGCACAGCGTAAAAGTGTTGTGCAAGCTCTACAGGCTATGGTTAATTCAAATCAAGATATCCGAGATGAAGAATCAAGATTCTTCAATGTCATGGCTTGCCCAGGTTATCCTGAATTGATTAACGAAATGATAACACTGAATTTTGACCGTCGCCTAACAGCATTCATTGTCGGAGATACTCCTGCAAGACTAACACCGGATGCTACATCACTTAATGAATGGGCAACCAATGTTCGACGTGCTGTAGAAGACAATGATCAGGGCGCAGTAAGCTTTAATGAATATCTAGGGATGTATTATCCATGGGGATTCACCAGTGACAACGCAGGCAATAATGTAGTTGTTCCGCCGAGTCATATGGCATTGAGAACAATCATCCTAAACGATCAGGTGGCATTTCCTTGGTTTGCTCCTGCAGGTACAAGACGTGGTGGTGTAACCAATGCAACCAGTACTGGTTATATCAGCAGCGAAGGTGAATTTGTACCAGTTTCCCTAAATGTCGGTCAACGAGATGTATTGTACTCGAACAGCATTAACCCAATTACTTTCCTAACTGGTTCAGGATTGGTTGTATTTGGTCAAAAAACTCGTGCAAGAAATACCAGCGCACTTGATAGAATCAATGTTGCTCGATTGATTGTATATATGAGAGTTCAATTAGAAAGATTGGTAAAACCATACCTATTTGAACCGAATGATAAAATCACAAGAGATCAGGTCAAAGCAGCAGCCGATGCATTCTGTCTAGAACTGGTAAGTCTAAGAGGTCTGTATGACTTCTTGGTTGTTTGTGATGAATCAAACAATACACCGGCTAGAATTGATAGAAATGAGCTATGGGTTGATCTTGCGATTGAACCAGTTAAGGCAATCGAATTTATTTACATTCCATTGAGAATTAAGAACACAGGTGAAATTGCTTCATTAGGATAATAATTTAGGGGGCTTTTTTAAAGAGTCCCCTAAAAGATAAATACATTACGTATTAGGAGAATAGAATGCCAATTACAACATTACAAAACCTTTCAATTCCGACAGGTGAAGCTGGCACAAACTCTACAATGTTAATGCCTAAGCTGCAATATCGCTTTAGGGTGTTATTGGATGGGTTTGGTACTACAGGTGGCGCCGATGGCGTGAGAGAAATAACTCGTCAAGTGGTTGATGTAACAAGACCAAATTTGACATTTGAACAAATTACAATTGATGCTTACAATTCAAGAACTTATCTTGCAGGCAAGCACACATGGGAACCAATCACACTTACAGTACGTGAGGATGCTAACAACAATATTCAAAAGATTGTTGGTCAGCAATTGCAACGCCAGTTTGACTTTTTTGAACAGGCAAGTGCAGTAGCAGGCGGAACATATAAGTTCCAGACAAGAATCGAAATACTAGATGGTGGTAACGGATCAAACAATGCAGCAAATGTAATCGATCGTTATCATCTTGTAGGCTGCTATGTCGAATCAGCAAATTACAACACACTCAATTATTCGACCAATGATCCGGTAACTATTGCATTGACTATTCGTTATGATAACGCAATACAATATGGTGCTGACGGAACTGATCTTGTCGGTGTTGGCGAAGATACTACTAGAGCATTGCTTGAAGCACCGGGTGGCACACAAGCAACTGGCGGTACTAACGCAGGAAATCAGTGATCTAATACAGGCATTCTACTTTAAACAGGGGCGTAAAAACCCCTGTTTTATTTTGTGCGTAGTTTACTTTATCACATAAATATTATTATGGTAACAGTAAATCCGGAATTTTTATTCAACAGAAACGACGAACTACACTTACGTGATGCTCGTCATGCGCACAATTTTTATGTGCAGCACAATCATGCATTTTCTCCAAAAGTAAAATTTCTTTATCATGTTGTTTTTGATTTAAAAGATGAGTTTGTTCGTCAGCGTGCAGCCAACACAAATCAGTACAAAAAACAAATTGCAGTTCTTGCAAAATCTGTTGACTTACCTGCATTTAAAGCACAGGTTGATGTAAAACAACAATATAATAGAAAAAAGAATGTTCAAACACGTATTGACTACGATGAAATAAGTATGAAATTTCATGACGACAATGTTGGTATTACTCGAGCATTGTTAGAAGAATATTATAGATATTACTTTATGGATGGCAACAAAAATGATGGAAGAGGGTTTCCGTTGGGGTTCGCATCAAGAGACACTTATAGAAGACTGTCTCACAAATATGGTATGGACAACAACAATGTTAGATCTCCTTTTTTTGGATACATTAAAATTTTTCAATTAAGTAGACAAAAATGGCATAGTTATACATTGATAAATCCTATACTTACTTCCTGGGGGCATGACACTTTGGATTACAGTGATTCTCAAACCATGGAAAATTCTATGAGTGTTGCTTATGAAGGTGTATTATACAATTTTGGAGATATAAACGAAAATGGAGATCCTGCAGGATTTGCAGATCAAGAAACAGCTTACGATCAAATACACAGCCCCCTCGACACCGTTGAAAGCACATACGGCCAAGGCATTATCGGAAGCGAAGCTGAAAGATTTTCACCTAGACTAGTTGAACTATATACTCCTCCCGGACAAGAAAGTCTTTTTAACATAATTAAATCTACTTCGGCAGAATCTACAAGTATATCACAATTCAATACCAGTTCTGATACCGGAATACAGCAAATTTTATTTCCTTTTACAGACACAAGAAATTCGTCAACTTCTTCAACATTGGCCACAACTAGAAGATCTTTTGATTCTGATGCTATAATTCAGAAATTAGAAAATGATCCAGATCTTTTAGACAGCTTAGTATCAAAAGCCATAGGAACCGGATTGTTGTCTTCTGATCAAGGTCCCTTTGATATCGGAACAAGTTTATCAGAATCTGAGAGAAATGCTGCTGAACAGCAGATTATCGATAGAATAAATTCTAATGATAAAAAAATAATAATATTGGCTAACTCTGCAATACAATCAAGAAATTAAATAAATTTAGGAATTACAAATGAATCAATCAAACCTACCTAATTTAGATTTAGATACTGTTGACAATAATTCAAAACTTTTTAACAGACAATTTGAAAATGTAGTCAATTATAATGCAAGTGAAGTTGATGCTGTAATTGGATATTTTTTAAAAAGAGGTTTTGAGCGAGTCAGCGCAGTCAATGTAGCTCTTGTTATTTTAGAACAATCATCAAAAGATGATATTTCGGTAACTGAGTTAATTGATACGTTAAAAGGCCTAACTGATGTACAGCTCAGTAATGTTGTAGCACAGGTATTGAATATCAATCGACCTAAGACCAGCAGGGTAGGTTATAGAATATCACCTACCACAGAACTATTTGATCAGAGAAATATATTACCATAATGGCAAGATTTGCACAAGGTAAATTCAATCTAAAAAATCCAGAAAAATATATAGGAAATCGAACTCCTACATATCGATCAGGATGGGAATTTGCTTTTATGAAATTCTGTGACGAACATCCTAATGTAACACAATGGGCTAGTGAATCTATACGTATACCTTATCGAAATCCACTTACAGGAAAACAGACCATATATGTTCCTGATTTTTTTGTTGTATATGCAGATAAAAACGGAAAACAACATGTGGAATTAGTTGAAGTAAAACCAAGTAATCAAGCACTTAAAGAAAGAACTGGTCGAAGTGTATCTAATCAAGCAGCATGGATAGTTAATAAAGCCAAGTGGAGTGCCGCCCGGGCGTTCTGTAAACAAAAAGGTATGTTCTTTAGAATAGTGACAGAGGAAGATATCTTTCACCAAGGTCGTAAAAGATAAATAATATTAGCACATAATGGATTTAATATGACTAAAAAACTTGAAGATCTTTTGGGATTGCCCGAATCTAAAGACATAATTGCAAAAGCAGAAAAGCAAGAGCGGGCCCAAAAAAAGTATGAAGAAAAACAAGCTCAAAAAACTATGAGAGATATAGCTGAATTTGACAAAATATCAGCGGCATTACCTGTAGTACAGGGATTGGGCGAAATGGCAGACAAAGAACTCAATGAGGTGGCAGACAAAGCTATGAAGGCCTATGAAGATCTAATGGATCTTGGTATGAATGTTGAAGCACGATACGCCGGCAGAGTAATGGAAGTTGCAGGCAGTATGCTGAAAACCAGTTTAGATGCCAAGGTGGCTAAATTAGATAAAAAATTAAAAATGGTAGATCTACAGCTTAAAAAGGAAAAACAAGACAAAGAGTCAAATCCAAATGACCCTGGAATAATCAATGGCGAGGGTTATGTGGTTACTGATAGAAATAGTTTATTAGAACGGCTAAAAGGTCTAGATAAAGATAAATAATATAACAATATAGGATCGTTATATAATGAGATCATTTAGTGATATATTAACAGAATCAAAAAAAACCTACCCCTTTAAAATCGGGATCGCAGGCGAGTTGCCTAAAGATTTTTCTAATAGACTTAAAACTATGTTAGAAAAATTCAGTGTGCAAAGTTTAAGTTCACCTAAAAAAACCCCAATTCAAGAACGACCTCTGGATTTTCCAAATCTAGAAAATATAGATGTGCATTATTTTGATGTAGAAGTAAATTACCCTACAACACCTCAGGTACTGGGTGAATATATAAGCCAAACCTGTTCAGTTCATGCAAGTCATGTAATGGTAAGAACTCCGGACGACAATCTTGAACGTTATCAAGAAACAAAAGAAAAAGAAATCTATGAACCACTGTTAACCAAAGAAAACATGGAAGGTTCAAGTTCACAGGATGAAGTAGGATCAAACAGAGTCATGGATTTACTAAAAGAGTTAGAGACAGCAAGAAAAGAACGAAATCACGATCCTGCTGCCGGTGCACCGCAAGGTAAATCGTCGGATATAAAAGACTCGAGCAACTCAAAAAGCACAATAGGGAGCTAAAAATGGATATGAAAAAAATGATCCAGAAGATGACTGAGATCGAAGATCAAGAAAAAACAAAAAAGTTGAACGAGTCAGTGTTTGATGAATGCGGTGATACTCAAATGCCAGCACAGCAAACCAATCCGGGCAATCCTGTAACTATGAGTGTTACAATGAATGCCAGCGGTAAAGAACATGTCGACGACTTGCTTCAAATGATGAAAGCTGCAGGCCTAGGAAAATCAAAACCTGTAGGCCCTGATATGATGCCGATGCGTCAAGACATGGATCGGTTAACTTCTATCATGCGTCAGTCAGAAATGGAATCAGATGAACTTATCACTGATGATGAAGAATTAGAAGAAGCATATGTCAAAACATCAAAAGATGCTGTTGACACACTTGGTAATCTTCGCAAAATAGGCAAAAGCATTGAACAGGGACGGGGCGAATATGACGGTAATCTAGCAGGCATGTATGCTAATGATGTATATGATGTTGTCAATTGGGTAGAAAGCAATCTAGATACAAGCGATCCTAAATACAAGCAAATCATAGCCCCTGTAATCGAACTTCGTAAAAAAGCAAAAAGCATGGAACTGCAACCGGGCTCAGGTAAAGACGCACGATTTGGCAATGAAATTGTAAACACACTTTATCCGTTGATGTCGTGGATTCAAAACAATGCAGTGGGAATGAGTGAAGAAGAATTAGAAGAATATGACAATGAACCTGATGAACAATATATGTCTTTACCAGATGGCGGTGGCATAAATCGTCGCAAAGGTTCATATGCTGCTGCACAAGACGGTGATAATGCAATGGCTGTAAATGAAAAAGAAGCTGATCCTTTAATAATAGCAAAAGTTCAAGAATTATCAAAAATTAACGATATCGATGTTCTTAAAAAAGAAGTATACGATCTTGTTAAAAGTACCAAAATGAACAAAGCAAAGAAAATGGAACTTTTGAGAAACACAGAAAATTCTCGCACTGTAAAAAATCTCATAGGACTTCTTTGGAACACATTTATTCTTGGAGCCGAAGGAAAACACGCCATGGGTTCAAGTTGGGGGAAGCGTTTTGAAGATTCCGAGGAAGAAATGCGCGAAAGTATTAAATTACAGCTTCTTCGGTCGTTAAAAGAAAAGAAAGCAAAACCCGATTTCTTAGATATGGACGGCGACGGCGACAAAGAAGAGCCAATGAAAAAAGCCATCAAGGACAAAGGCGGCAAAGCTAAAAAAGGCAAAGTGCCTCCGCAGTTTAAAAAAAATGAATCTGGTATAAACAGAGCTAAAAAGCGCATGTAATATTTTCAGTAGGGCTCATTAGGGCCCTACTTTTCTGATAAGTAATAATATGTCAAAGTCATTAGATGGTGTCTTAACAAAAAAGGCTAACCAACAAGAAACTTACACAGAAAAGCAGATAGAGGATCTAGTTAAATGTATGGATCCTGACAACGGTTACCTTCATTTTGCAAAAAAATTTGCTTATATTCAACATCCTGTCAAAGGTAAATTGTTGTTTGCACCATATGAATTCCAAGAACGGTTGATGCATAGTTATCACAATTATCGCTTTAATATCAACATGATGCCGCGCCAGTCTGGCAAAACCACTTGTGCTGCTATCTATCTCGCATGGTATGCTATGTTTCACCCAGATCAAACCATACTTATTGCTGCACACAAATACACCGGTGCACAAGAAATCATGCAGAGAATACGATACGTGTACGAGCTTTGTCCTGATTATATTAGGGCAGGCGTAACCAGTTATAACAAAGGTAGTATAGAATTTGAAAACGGATCGCGTATTGTATCGCAAACAACAACAGGTAATACAGGACGCGGTATGTCAATTTCATTATTATACTGCGATGAGTTTGCATTTGTTCAGCCAAATATTGCTGAAGAGTTTTGGACTTCAATTTCACCTACACTGGCAACTGGTGGTAGAGCAATTATAACTTCGACTCCGAATTCAGATGAAGATACATTTGCTACAATTTGGAAACAAGCGGAAGATAAATTTGATGAGCACGGAAACGAGCAAGAGATAGGAAGAAACGGATTTCATGCATTTAAATCTATGTGGTGGGAACATCCAGACAGAGATGAAGAATGGAAATCAGCTGAGATTGGTCGCATAGGCGAAGAAAAGTTTCGTCGTGAATACGGAATAGAATTTCTTGTTTTTGATGAAACATTGATCAGTGCTATAAAATTGGCTTCAATGGAAGGTAATACTCCTATTATTAACATGGGGCAAACTCGTTGGTATAAAAAACCTAGTTCTAAATACACCTATGTAGTAGCATTAGATCCGAGTATGGGAACAGGCGGCAACAACGCGGCTATACAGGTATTTGAATTACCAACTTATGAACAAGTAGCAGAATGGCAACATAATACAACTGCTATACCTGGACAAATAAGAGTTTTGAGGGACATCTGTACCTATCTTGCTGATACTACAAAATCTTCTAACAATATCTACTGGAGTGTGGAAAACAATGGGTTAGGTGAAGCAGCTCTGATTGTTATCAATGACATAGGTGAAGAAAACATACCAGGTCTATTTGTTAGTGAACCTATTAGAAAAGGACATGTGAGAAAATTTCGCAAAGGGTTTAATACAACACATGCTCCGAAAATATCTGCGTGCAGTCGTTTAAAAACAATGATAGAAAACGATAAAATGATTGTAAATTCGAAACCCTTTATATCAGAACTCAAAAACTTTATAGCAACCGGTAGTAGTTTTCAAGCAAAATTAGGATCTACAGATGACCTAATCAGTGCTGCATTGTTGGCCATACGAATGATGACTGTGTTGAGAGACTGGGATCCTAGAGTATATGATACATTTGTTCAGGCAGAAGCTGAAGATGATTATGAACCACCGATGCCAATCTTCGTAAGTTCAAACTATTGACATAAATACAGTATGATAAGTTTAGATCAAATAGCAAAAGATCTTTTTAACAAGATACGCGGACGTTTTCCTAGTGTAACCATAGGAGACGAAGATGGTAATATCACCAACGAACCTGAAAAAGGTCGGTTCTTCGATTTTGATTATACTGTTGGAAAAAAATCTCTAGGCAAAGTAAGTATAACTATATTAGAAGACGAGGGCCTAGCTGTTATCTTTTCAAAAGATTTTATTCAAGATCAAAACAAAATGACACAAGAACAATGGTACGATTTCTTGAGAGATTTGAGATCTTTTAGTAAAAAACGTATGTTAGGGTTCAGTGTAAGAGATATTAAAAAATCAAATCTCACAAAAAGAGATTATAAATTTTTAGCAGCAAATCGCACCGGAGACAACACAATGACTGAATCAAAATTATATGGAACAGGGCGCATAAGTTATCAAAATTTTGACAATGCTAGATTGGTAATTAAGCACAATGAATCAGTTAACCCTGAGATACCGAGTTCAAGAACAAGAAACATTGACTCAATATACATTGAAAGCGAAGAGGGAGAACGGTTCAAATATCCTTATAAACATTTGAGTGGTGCAAGAGCAATGGCTCGTCACGTAGCAGAAGGTGGTGTCCCTTACGATGACTTCGGATCGCACATTACTGGTCTAAGTGAAGAAATGTCAAAGCTGCGCAAGTTCAAAAATTATGTAGGTCGTTCATCAGTGATGGCCGAAAGCCTAGAAGGCTATATGGACATTGTCAAAGAACGTATTTCTACGGTAAAGAAAACAATAGAAAATCTACAAAAACCAACTCATTACAGGGAAGCCATCGATGGATTTGAAACACCTGTATTCGAAGAAGTTCCTGACGATGTGAAAGAAAACTGGATAGACGAATTAACTATAAAACAATTCAACGAAGAACTACAGGATATTTTTCCATATATTTACAATTTAGTTAAAGAAGGTACAAAAGCCAAAGAACTGGGCCCCGATGATCTATTAGGTGAAGCAGCAAGCGATTGCGACGAAACTTGTCCAAAGAGTTGTCCAGATTGTGGCGGAACAGGCGATCCTGAAAAGTATAAAAAAGAAATAGACGAATCAGGTTTACAATATTACACAGGTAAAAAGAAATACGGCAAAGAAGGTATGGCAGCATTAGCTAAAGCTGGACGTGAAGGTGCTAATGAAAAAGAACTAGGTGCTATCAAAGACAAATACAAAAAGACTAAAGAAGAACTAGAACTAGAAGCAGCATTTGAAGGCATTATGGGACAATTTGGCGATGTCTGTGAAGAATGCGGTAACCCAAGCTGGCGTACACTAGGTTTAACAGAAGAAGAAATTGAAGAAGGCGAACGCCATGGCAATAGTAAAATTTATGATAAATGCTGGAAAGGATATCGAAAAGTGCCAGGAAAAACACGAGGTGAAAAAGGAAGTTGTAAAAAAATAGGAGAAAATAATCTTGATGAGGCTGCTGTTCCTCCTGGGTATACAATGGCACGTATTATTGAACGTCCAGTCACTACAGGAACAAAACGTATTGGTTCAAGAAAAGGCGTTGACGTTGGCGATGAAAAGAAGCAAACTATTATTAAAAAAGCAATATTTGGTAATTTTCAGAATCCTTTAGAATTAACAATGAAAACTGCAGAGTATACGACATCAGTAAAAGATGCCGAACATTTTATTAAAATTGCAGAAAGACTTTTATCAGATAGATTACATAAAATAAATGGTATTGTATTGTTTTTTACAGACAGTGAAAAAGATT